GCGCCTGGCTGGTTTTTGATTATTTCTTCTGACATATTGTCACCTCCTAGTGATTTGTTCATTTGAATAGATCGGCTGTTTTGAGGAAACTACCGCCCCATAGGGATTTTTCAACCGTTTCAGGTTGATTCTGAAAGATATCGCCGATATCTCCAGACTTTCGGAATGCGGTGTCTGCTTCCACAGCGTCTACTCGTTTTCCAAATTCATTAAACTCATTTGATACTGCTGCAATATCTTTTGCAACTGCTGCAAATGAATCCTTTACTGTATCAACATCGACCTTTGAAGACTTAAGAAGTTCTACTTCTGCTTGCAAAGACTTTACTGTTGACACTAGATCGCTAAAGGCTGATTCTAGAGTATTTTTCATTTCAGTAACTGCTTCTGCAATTACCTCTTCTGACTTAGATACTTCTACAACTGCTTCTGTTACTGCCTCGACTGCTTCAGCATCTTCTGCTTTTACAATCTCTTCTGCTACAACTTCATCAGTCTTGACAACATCTGCTGTCTCAACCTCTTCTGCCTTAGCAACTTCCTCAGTAACCTCTGCAACTGATGCATCTGCCTCTGGAGCGACCACAACATCTTCAATTACGTCTGTCTTTTCAACTTGTGTTTTTGATTTTGTCATAGGTTGTACCTCCTTGTTAATCTTAGAAGTATTAATGCCTTTAGCACTATCAACTAAGAATTTTATCATGTCTGTCTTTTCGTTATCTGTTTTTTCAACGAAACCTATATTTGCCATTTGCTCACCAGTAGTTGGACTTAACTCTGACTCATTTTCTGAAACCATAACAATGCCTGATTCCTTATCATAAAAAACATTTTCTAGTACTGTCTCGTCGCCCTTAATGATGTCTACTCCATCTACCTTTTCAACAGATACAATGTTTGCAAACTGATTTGCTGGGGAATCTACAAGACTCAACTCAACCAAATCATATTGCTTAATAATTCTAATTGCTTTTTCTGACTTTTCGTCATAACCGTCATCCCACTTGTTCATTCGTCCACCAATAGAAAAACCAGTTAGCGTTCCATCTAAAACTTTTTCCCAAGTATCTTGTGCACCCTTTGAAACATATGCTGATACGAATACGCCATTATAAAACTTCTTTGAGTCTGGATCAAAATACTTATCTGCTTTAAATGAAACCATCTTTCCTACTGCTAGTGGCTGATGCATTTCTCTGATGTTCCCTCGGAATTTTGCAAATGCATCCATTGATGCTTCTGCTGTTACAATATCATCTTGCTTATCAATATTGTCTAAAGAGGCAAATCCAGAAACGATTCGACGCTCCTTGTCCACCTTAGTAAGTGGCATGGAAAGACGTAAATTTTCCCCATCTGAATTCCAATGGGCTTTGGATATATTGCTCACCATTATATTATAAACCCCCTTTTATAAATATATCACAATGTGGACATATTAGACATTAAGGGTTGCTTCGACCCTCTCCCTTTGGGTTTCTTCCAGCAACGGTTGAAGTGCTATCAGAATTATTATTTGTTCGTTCAGAGTCTCTTGCTCTTGTTGTATTTGCTTCTGCTGCCGTGGTTGGTTTAAGGTCTAAGACCTCATCGCCACCATCTCTTTGTGGCATATCCAAAACAACTCTTGCCTCGTTAGGAGTCATGATCTGATTCTTAACATAACGCTCAAGGATTTGAGACTGTGCAATTTCATCTGTCAATGTCAACTCGTTAAATACAAACTCAATGATATCTGTCTTTTCACGAATAATCTTGTTGATCATTTTTTCAAGTTGTCTCTGTGCTGGTCTTGCAACCTGCTCCTTAAAGGTACGATCCTGTGCAAGTGCTGCTGCTATAGATCCAGAATCGCCACCTCCAAGTTTAGATAGTGGTACTTGATGTGCTACTAGGATGTCATCACGGTTTTGTTTACGATACTCTTTAAATGAGCCGTCCTGTATGCCGTCTTCGATGGGCTCCATCTTGAATTCAACTTTGTTATTTTCGCTATCACCTGGAAGTGGAATATATAGCGTTCTGTGTGACTGCCCTCTGAGATTTGTCTGCAAGAATCGGAACATCTTATCTTCTGCATCTCCAGAAAGTTTTGCACCCTTTAATGTTACAACGTATCTTGGAACTGCCTTGTTTGCAAAGTAGTCGATGTTATATTGTGAGGCAAGTGAGTCTCCATGTAATGAGTTGATAGCCGACATAATGTCTGGCACTCCGTAGAATGTATTCAGAGGTGAGTACTGCTTAAAGTGAATAATCTCGTTTGGTCTAGCATCTGTTGTTAGTGGGTTTGGATTCTTTGCTCCGAAGTTACGGAAGTAGACAATCTTATTTCCAATGATCTGAACATAGCCGTCTTTGATTCTTCTTACTCGCATTGTTGTCGCTGGTATATGTCCAACGTATCCAATTTCTCCACGAGTGGTTCTACCAATTTCAAGGTAACCATTTCCAGTTGACTGTAAGTCTGTGTAAACCTTTTCCATTGTGGCTGTAAAAGAGTCGTCGTCATTAAGTGACTCTAGCCAGTCTCTTGCTTCAATCTTTGTTCTTTCAATTCTCTTTCTTGCCTTCTGTGTTGCACTGTTATCTTCTGATGACTCAAGTCTCATCATTGTTCTTTGAGAAACCTTGAACTCATAACCAAGTCCAACGATGTTCTCTACCTTGGCATCAATTGCTGCGTGGTTTGCAAATGAAGTGTCATAGTAGTTTGCTAATTCATAAAGGTTCCATGGTGGTGTAATGACATCGAACATTCCGTAGCCGTTTACATATACTAACCCTGGGTTTATTTCTTTTGACTGTGCTCCATCAATACCGCTTTTTCCAGCAAGTGCTGCAGTTGTATATTGTGTTGTTGGCTCAACCATCTTGGTTGCAGATCTGCTGATGCGCCTTTTAAAATTTGCTTCTAGTCCGTCAAGAGACTTTAGTGTATCCCAGTTACCATTAAATGGATCTGACTTTGAAAAGGTGTCATCCTTCTTTATTGCATCATCAATTCTTGCACCGATTTCGTACTCATTATATTCCATAATTAGTCCTCGTCTCCATACTTAGCAATAGTATCTTTTGCTGCCTGAACTGCACCAAGGTCATTTAGAGAAGGAATAAGTCCAGCGTTTAGTCTATCAACTTGCTCAGAATACTCTTCTTCAGAAACTCTTGTTAGTCCTGGAACAAACACACAGGTACCATCTCCTGGGTCTCCATAATGCATTGCAGTCTTTTTTAATTCTGCCATTCTTGAAATATCGTTTTTGTCTGAAGGAATATTAAGCACAGAGCCATTGCCATCTGTAAACCACTTGCCGTTTGCCTTCTTATACACATAAAGACCCCAGTCATAGTTTTTTTCAATGACTTGTCGTCTTACATTCTTTACAATTGGTTGACCAGTTTTTGGGTCTATTAATGAATCCATAACCATAAGTATACCATATCAAACTGGATCTACTACTACCTGGTTCCAATTTACATCCGAATAGGCAGTATATTTGTAATTGCCTAGACGTAAAACCTTATCAGTATCGACTATGATCTTGTTTGTTCCAGTATAACTTTTATAAACTTCAGAAGGGTTTACCCCATAATAACTTGTTTCTGATAAAACCAGTACCTTATTCCAGTTAAACGAACCAGTATTCCAGAACTTCCAGTCCAAGTCTAGACCATTTAGTACCTTAACCCTAAACCATGGTCTCTCTGCTACATTCTGGACTTCTTGCAAGTTTGTTGACTGATAGAAAGAAATGTTGTTAAATAACAGTGGGCCAGTCAATCTTATTGCCCCCTCAAAATATGAAAAGTTTAAACTATCTGCAAACTCAATTCCCAAAAATCCCCAGTCTTCTAATGATATAACTGGCTCTCTTACTATCTTTCCGTTCCAATAAAAACCAATGCCGTCTTGAACTAGTCCAGTTTTTGTATCTATGGCATATACTTTTGCTCGTCTTCCGCTTGGGTCACAAGCAACCATATAGAACTTTATGTAAGACTCTTTACTTTCTATCTCAAATATTTCTGTTGGAGCATATGGGAAATACTCACCATCAAACCTAACGGCAAGTTGCAAGGCAATTACTTTAAACCCGTCTGCTCTGCTTGTATTGACTGGAATCATAAGACCTCTATTTACTAGCGGATCATATGTTCCTTTTAGTTGTACTCCGCTTGTCTTTGTTAAATATAAGTATGGTGATGATCCTGTATAAATTGAAAAAGGATTGTTCTTTTTAAAGTTATAATAAATTCCAGTTTTTGTGTATGGATAAATAGGAGTTCCAAATGTTGTTCCTATTGGGCTTGCGTCAGATTCATTTAATGCTTGAGAAGCATAAGACAATTTCTTAATGCTGACGTTATTGATTAAAGAGTTTTTTACATTTACGTCTATGTGTGTAACAATTGATAGGTCATTAAAGTCAACTCCTGATGGTGGATAGATAATCATGTTATCTACTACTTCATATTTTGTTGTCATCCAATCGGTTCCTGGAATCAAAACTCCGTTTCTTGCTGGTCTTTCTATTTTAACAAAATAATCTGTTACTGCGTTAGCACCTAATTCTGTATATTGAAATGTAACATATGTTTTTACTAATGCTCCATCTGTGTCATATTTGTAATCTTTTGATATCTTATTTTTTAAATCTTCATAATCGTTATATCCTGTAAATAAATAGTTATCGAGTGACTCATAACTTCTTTGAACTGGAACTCCATACTCATTTGCAAGATCTGCGTATGTCCAATCAATTGGGTTTGTTTCTATGGCAATTGTTTTTGATGGGATTGGATAGTTTATGTTAAACTGTATAAAGTCAAGATCAAAATACTGATCCCCCCTTGTGTCAAAAACTGACTCTGCAAAATAGGTAAGAGGTAAGTTGTCCTCCCAGTATCCATTGGCTGAAACAGCAAGAGTATATGTTTCAAATAAAATGTCTGGACACAATGTATAACTGGCTGTATGTTCAACTAGGTAATCTTCCTCTAAAGGTATAACCCCTCCACCAGAGAGTGCTCCAGGGACTAAGTCAGTTAGACCACCGTAAGGAGGTAGAGACACTGTGTCATATCCACCATCTATGTCTATTGTTTGATTATTTTGATACATAAAAAATATGTCTTCATGAAGTTTTGGAACTCCGACTGAGTTAAACAAAGTTTTTATTTTTTGAAAATTATACTTTGTTGCAAATCCAACATTGTATACCTTACCAGTAAATGTTTTAGTGTTATCTTTTTCTCCTGCAACATATAGTCTTAAATCTGCTAAAGATCCAAAGAACTCTGCCACAGGGTTTCCAAACAGTTCTACAAACCTTGGTATGTTGATGCCAACTTCAAAAAAGTCGTTTGCGTCTAGAACTTGCGAAGAATACAGCGTCTCTGAATTTCCATTGGTGTTAATTACGTATTCTAGGATATTATTCCTTACCCGTATAACAAAAGAATTTGATTTGTTTTCTTTTTCAATCTTAAAAAGTGTTTGTGGCTCTGTTACATTTCCTCTTAACTGGAAGCATCCATAAAATGCAGAGATAGGGGTTTGCAAAAAGTCAAATTTTTCAAAGAAAAGATGCCCATTAGTATCATTCCAAGTGCTATTTGGTCTAAAAGAAAAATAATCTTTTGCATCGTAGAAAAAATTTGATATGTCGGCTGTGTTGTTGGCAACCTTGTTGTCTTGAAATAACTGCTTCTCTGTTTTTGATGATAGAACAACTTTGGGAAGTGGGTGGTTAACTACTGAGATTGCTCTATTTGCAGTTGTAAGGTTATCGCTAAACCCTTGATTCCAATTACCAGTATCTGGGTATGAGTAGTTTGCTGTATAGTCTGCAAAAGAATAATCAATTGCAATAGACGTTCCACTATAGGATGTATTTATATTTTCTGGTATTTCAACACCCTGACCAAAAACAAATCGTCTTTTTGCAACAGCATTAGGCACTAGGTATGGATAAATGCCAACACAATCTATGTCTATTGGAGAAACATCATCATACGCATAAAACCCTATCCAGTCTTGATTTTTTCCATCCGAGTTTAACTCGCTTGGAAGAACTGCTACATCTTGTGAATATGAGATAGAGATTACCTCTTGACCATTAATCAACAAAGAAGCAGCGTCTTTGCCAACTTTAAAATGAAGAAGCATTGGTCTTGTCCATTCACCAACGTAGTTTGTTTTATACTGGTTGTTGACTTTTATTCCTATTGATGGTCCATCTACATATATACCGTCGTTTGATCCAATTGGTCCAATAATTCTTTTAGTTGCATTTGTGTAGGAGTTTATTCTTATCCAGGTTTCAAGTGTGTATTGTTTGAATTGTCCAACCTCATTTAGCATACCAACTCCAGGAACGATAAGTGATGGAAGGTTATTGTTTGGATATAAAATTGTGTGCCCTGGGGTTCCATAAACAATTGGCATACCAGCATTTTTTGCTTTTAGCATGTTGTCAGACACAAGGTAGTACCCGTCTAACTCTTGAAGACCGTAACACCTTGCAACTACTGCATCTTTCACAGATAATGCAATATTTTTATTAGTTATATCTACAGGCTTTACTCCAAGAGAAGTGGATGCAAACTCTTCTGACCACTGTCCTAAAGTTAGTCCATTTATTCTAAAAACATTCTCTGAAGCAATTACTCCTACGTAATTTATCTTAAGCACGAGTCTAATTGCTGTGTCATCTGGAGGAGCATCAAAAGTTTCTGATATAAAGACCCAGTTGGTATTTACAACTGTATCAAAGTTTTTGAGGTGAGTTATAATTTGATTACTAGTTTGATCTGTATACTGGTAGCCAATTTCAAATCCAGAAATATATGCAGTCTCTGAATAAAAATATGCCCCTACAGAAAATGTTCTAAGATATTTATTAAACTTTTTTATGTCAAATATATCTTTGCTTGTCAGCATTACAGACGCAGTCTTACTAACTGTTTGATTTGCAGTAATTCGTCCAACGTAACTGCCAAGAAATGGCTCCCCTATGGACTCTGGATAGTCGGCAACTGTTCCGCCAACTATGTCCCACTTTGCAGTATTGGATAGAATCCTGTCAGACTCTGAGATTAAAGAAATATAGTCTGCATTATCGTCTAATGACCATAACCCAGTAGGGTGCTCGGCAAAGACTTTTTCGGCATATAGGTTTGACGGAGTAGACATTATAAGTCTATTTTACCACAGAAGACTACTTGTTTATTTTAATTTCACAGTAATCTGTTGTGCAGTATGCCTCACCTTGAGCCTCAAGATTATCTACACCGTCGTAAATTGCAGCAAAATCAATATGCTTTAACTTACCAACATAGGACTCATATTGCTCTTCAGTAATCTGAGTATATGGTTGTTGCGGATATGTGTGATTTCCCATTGGTAGGAATGAAACTGCCTTTAGTTGTCCCTCGTACATGTGAAGTGCTGGAACAACATGCTTTGACTCTGTTTCCTTATCAAATGACAGTGTTACAGAAACACCATTGTCAGACCAGTACTTCTGAGCAGTTGCAGCAAGTGCAATCTTCTCAAACAATGTTACATCCTTTTCAGATCTTGGATGACCTGACTTGATTGGGAAGTAGACTACTGAGGTGTTTGCTGATACTACGTCATCTTCAATTGTGTACCCTGCTGCTTTGAACAAGTGCATCATTGGATCTGTGTTTCCAAATCGAACTGCACGAAGGAAGAAGTTTCCTCCAGGTCCCCAGTGAACCCCAGGAGTTGCACCAGAAAGAATTGAAACTGATCCTGATGGCTTAACTGTTGTTACACGAATTGATTCACGAACACAAAGCCATTCTGAATACTGGTGGTCATAGTGACGGATCTTGTTGTATCCCTCATCCATCCACTCACGAACAATTGGCAAACCCTTTTGATCTGCAAATGATGCTATACCTGTTAGTGACGTACCAATACGACGGTTGCGTTGCATGATACCGTTTGTTTGTGGCCAGTGTGTTGGAACAAGTGTTACGGTCTTTCCATAAAGGTATGCAAACTTAAGGGTACGCAGGAAGTCTTCCTTAGATTCATGACGATTCAAGTGCACTTCTACAAGTGTACATAGTTCGTATGATTCCAATGGCTGCTCCGCACATGGGTTAAATCCCATCACACGATAATCCTTACCGTCTGGCGCATCCTTTAGTCGTCCATAATTACGAGCAACATCTAGCCAGATAAAACCTGGTTCTCCGTTTTCCGTAATTAAATCTACATAGTCTTCGTACTTTGTTCCTACTTCTGCTGAAATAGAATTGTTTGACATCCAGGCCCAACCTGGATTGTCTGGGTCAAACGAGTTACGCTCTGGAAATAGTTCTGCATTCTTTAGATTCATAAATGTTTCATCGCCTGCATTACCTAAAGCAAGAGTTGCTGATCTGCGGACATTGCCTGATACCACGCAGGTACCAATGAGGTTTACTAGGTCTACAATAGCACGAGAGTCTAGTGTTTCTCCGCCTCTGGAGCCGATTACACGGTCTATCTGGTCGTGCAACTTGATAAGAGGTGCAGGTCCTGATGCAACGCCTCCAAAGCCCTTGATAGGGGCTCCAAGAGGTCTGATCAAATCATAGTTAAACTTCTGAATGCTCTGGTTTGCTCTCAAATATGAGTTGATTAGAAGTCTGACTGACTCTACCCAACCTTCACGAGTGTCTGGAATTTCGAACACCTGTTCTGGTTCTGTTGGGGCATAGATTGAAAAATTCTTATCCTGTCCCACTGTATCAAACCCTACACCAATGCCAAGCATCAATGCATCCATAACCCAGGCAAATAGGGCTCCTGGATCATTCTTATCAAGGTCCTTTGTGGAGACCATGGCACAGTTCTGTAGTGCTGCTGAGTTCTTCTTCTCCATAGTCATAGGAGTTCCAAATGCCCACATACCACGACCTGGTGGTGTCCACTTTAATTCAAACATTCTTTGGAATGCTTCTTGTGCTGACTTCTGAGCCTTATAGTCATTCCATGGCAAACGGTTTTCTTTAGCATGATTCTTTTGAACTGAGTACATTCCCTCGATTACACGACGACAAACCTCGTGCCATCTTTCCTTAGTTCCATCTTCCTTCATACGAGAGTAAGTACGAATAAAAGTAATTTCTCCAAGTGAATTTTCTGCTGCATCTTTAAACCCGAATGGGCTTTCTTGGCTTTTGTACTTTTCTACGAAGTCCTCTGGAAGTTTAAAACTAAAAAAATCTGACATGTGTATCGTCCTTTCAAAAACGGAATAGTCTTAAGTATAGCAGAGTTTTCTAAAAAGTAAAACTCTACCTAAATGTATTGTTTAGAGTTATGTAAAAACTAATTCAGTAATAGAATTAGTGAATCCAGTGTTGCGGAACCATAATCTTTTCACCACTCTTGACTAAGTGTGCTGTGTGGTGATAAGGTGGTGATGGAGGAAATACAATAATACTTCCTGCTTTTGGCTTAACAAAAAAATCATAAGCATTTTTATCTGCATTTGCAAAATCTGAATCTGGAGTTGGACCCTGGATAGGACCCTTTGGATCTCTAATTGTAAAAGAGATTTCTCCACCCTCATAATTATCATTAAGATACATTACAAAAGAAACCTTAAGTCTTTCGTCTCCTTCTTGCTGATCAAAGTGTGCACCCATAAATGTTCCTGCTTGATACTTCTTGATTGGGTATTGAGGAAATAGTTTTGGCTCTTCAGTTATACCGTGGGCTGCTGCGTAGTCTCTTGCTACATCATCAAATGCTTTTTGCAAAGTATTATAGATATACTTATTTTGTTCATCGGCATCTGGAGTGAGAGCAATAGTCTTATCTGTTCCGTAGACATAGTGCTGTCCGCTACATGCCATCCACTCTCCCCATTCATCCTTGTTGTCATTTTCAATTGCCTCAACAAGTTTCTTTGGGTCTTCAATTACATTTGTGTAGTAGTAAACCTTTTCTTCAAGTATTTCTCTGTCCATTTTATATCTCCTTAAAATTTATTCTCTTCATAAAAACCTGTAATTTTTATAAAGCCTACTGTAACATAACGAATTGGTCCTTCTGTTACAAAACGAACTCCGTGTTCATATTCTTCATTTCCTGGGAAAAGAAGTAATGTTCCTGGCTTTGGCCTTAAGTCTGAATTTTCTTTATTCTTAAAGAATAGAGTTCCATCCTTATAGTCATCGTTGATATACAGTATAGCAGCATATTTAATCGATGGGTCTGTGTGTTGGTCTGTGTGAGACTTTAACTCAACTCCAGCCTGCATTCTCTGGAGTGTTCCAAATCCAGCAAGTTCTAGAGATGGATCTGCTAAGGTTAGAAGTTTTCCAAGTCTTAACTGAAGAGTTCTGCTAATCTCTTTATCTGTGATGTCTAGGTTTTTATCTTCCCAACCTTGAGTTATTTCAAACTTACCTTCAGCAACTAGGTTGTCAACATCATCTCGTCCAAACTTTTCCATACAAAATCTAGCAAGATTCTTTGTATACTCGATTGACCAGTCTTCATTGGGCGTTATCTTGATTATGTCTAGCAACGTATCTAACTCATTGTCTTTTAAAAAGTCGTTAATAAATAAAACGCCATCGTGAAATACTTCGGTGTTATATCCTGCATCATCAAACTCTTTTTTTAAAAAGACTTCCATTTATAGGTCCTCCACCTTATACTTATTTCCATTAGCATCTAACTTCCAACCTTCTTTTAAAAGTTCTTGCCATTCGGCTCTTTCGATTTCTTGCTTGGCTCTAGTCTCTTTCATTTCTGCAGCCCAAGCATCTCTTAGTTCTTGCGGATAGTCTGACTCTTCTCTGTCATCCCAGAATGATCCAATAGTATATCTCACTCCGCTTGTAATAAGCGAGACTTCATGCATGTTGTTAAATCCGCCGTCAAACACTGCAAGCATTCCAACCTTTGGCTGAATCTCAATATTCTGATCTGGAAACCTTAATAGTCCACCTTCAAAGTTATCGTTTAGATAAAGAAATCCTGCATACCTACTTCTTGTAAATGCCCCAGAGTTTCCTTTCTCGTCAGTATTATCTGAATGAATTCTTGCATATGCTCCAGGTTCCCACTTTTGTGTGTGGTAACCAATCTTAGAAATTATTTTTGGATCTAAATCATGCACTGAGGCAATTGCTTCTGGCATCTTGCTTTCAATATCTGAAAAGATTGTTGGCTCTAATCCAGCATCCAGGACTTCCTGATCATTATCTTGTGGAAGAACAGAGGAATATGACTCATAGAATGATATAGGCATCCAAGAGATTTTTCCGTTGTTTGCCTGAGCGTCTAACGCTTCTATCATTTTTTGACAAGTTTCTTCGTCAATAAAGTTTTCATAAACTACAATATCTTTTGTAATTCTTTTCTTGTTTTCTAGGTTCATTTTATTCTCTTTTCTTTATCGGCATTCATTTTATTAGGATGGGCATCTCTAAACTTTTGCATAATATCTGGCTGCATTTCTTTCCAAACATCTTTTCCAAACTCAGCCTCTTTTTCAAACCACTCATCATCACCAATCTCATACTTCATCCAGTACATTCTGGAGATATACTTCTTTTCTCCTTTGGCTGGCATGACTCCATGAAGATATACTTGACCTTCTTTTGTTAGTATGTCTGGATGACCAGAAGGAAATATCAAGTAGTCTCCTGCTTCTGGCTTATACATATAGGCTTCTCCATCAACAATAAAGTCAATCTCTCCACCAGTATAATCATCATTAAAGTATGTTAAAGCAGTAATTCCAAACTTATATCCTGGGCTGACAATTGGCTCTCTAATAAAATCAGAGTGATAGGCCATTGCTAATGGGTCTTCTATATCTGTTTTATATCTTGCTATTGCTGGGCCATTAGTTGTCCACTGATTAAAAGATTCTCCTTCACGATTTACTAAGATTTTTTCTTTATCAAAATCAACATTATTCTTAAGTATGTAATCTTGTGTGGCTAAATGAAAGTTTTCAAAGACTTCTAGCACTGCAACTTTTTGTGCTTCTTCTTTTTCTGTATTTGTTTTTATCTTCCTAATTTCTTCAATACTCATAGTGTGTGGATAATCTTTAAACAATGGATTCATGTACTCTCCGAAGTGAGACCACTTTGTCCAAGGACTAAAAATAGCATCTTCGCTTTCGTCTTTTAATATCTCAAGTGTCTTAGTGATATCCTTAAAAAGATTCTTGTATACAAATATCTTTGGATAAAGTTCAATATGCTCTAGGAGTTTTTCTGTCATGGTTTTCTGTCTCCTGTGTGCTCTGTTATCTCCCAGAAGAATGGACATGTGTATCTAATACCACTCTTAATCTCTGTTACTCCGTGGACATAATTCATATCCCCTGGGAAAAAATACGCTGCTCCCTTTTTAGGTTTAAACTGTACACCCTGTAATGGGAAGTATAACTCTCCACCTTCATAGTCCTCATTTAAATAAAATAGGCTTGAAAGATCATAGTTTGGAAAATCATTTGGAAGTCCAGCATCTGGCCCTTCGTGCAGTTCCTTGTCTGCGTGAGGGTTCTGAAACTGGCCTGGAAGCCATCTGACGATAGTTGTCCCAGTAGGGGTAACCTTTACCTTATAGAACTCTTCAACGATTGGCTTAAGCCTTTGAAACAGGCCTGCGATTACTGGAGCGATTGTTGGATCATTTTTATCTAAAGTTGGGCTAGTGGCTACTCGATCTTTCCAGTACTCAGAGTCATATACAACTGTTCCGTTTTCGTTAACGTGGCTTTGAGTTACATCCCAGATTGTCAAAGACTTTGCAGCCTTCTCTAAAAACTCTATTTCTTCTTGAGTCATAAAATTTTCTAACTCAACAATCATCTCTTTACCATTACCAAACCAGCCAGATGGCGTTAGTGACGGTTTTCTAATTACAACAGAAGCATCCATTTTGTCCATAATTGAATTATATCATAGGGTTTTTCCCTACAATGTCCTCTCTATCTCTAGTTGTTTTAAGAATCTTTCTGTGTTGAATCTCCAATTATCTTTTGCAAAAGAAGTAACAATCTTAATACAGACATCCTCATAGTCTTTCTTGTCTAACTTATCCTTCAAAGAATGCAATGCTTCGACTGTATCAATATAGTTTTGCCTTACAAATGATGGATCTCCTGCGTGGTTTCTTTTTAAAACTTTTGTATTGATTTTCCCAGATGGCTCATACATAGAAACTGTGAGGTAGTCTTTTGCAAAACCAGCATCTTGATACATTTCATAACCCTCTAAGGCCTGCTCTAGATTATCAAAGGATATAATAGATCTTACAGGAGACTCTCCATCTCTTGAAACAGTTATCATGTAATGACCAACCTTTCCTTCTTTAGAACTTTTGATGTAGTCATTAACTATATCAGAGTGTGTTGGATTTAATTCATTCATGATCTGCCCTGAGTTGTTTGATCTTCTACAATAAGTTTTAAAGTCTTTACTTCATGAGACCCTAGAGACTCTTGCTTTTCGTTAACAGCATTTCTATACCAGTCAGTCCATTCTCCAGTAGAGTTTAGAACTTGGGCTGCTTCACCATATGAGATGTTTGCTTCTACCCTTTTTCTGTCCTCATCTTTATAGTCAACCATTTTTATAACTGTGTTATTTAGTTGTGTCAAAGATATTGGAATAATTGTTGCAACTGGAGTTCCTGCTTTAATGACTATTCTTTTATTTGCTGTCTTTGCCTTAAGTGCTAAAGGGAAAGGGTTGTCATAGAAAGATGTGCTAATTAGTGAAGACATTGTCTCAAACTCATCACTAAAATAGTTTACTGGATTTATAGCAAACATGCTAACGTCAGTGTCTGTTCTAAATATCAATCCAGTGTCCATACTTATTGATGATTGTCCTCTACCAGAATACGCTCTTTCTGGACTAAATATTTTAACACGATCAGGAGTTTGATCGTTTATTCCGTCCCACTCAAACTCTATGTCTTCTTTGCAGGAAAGGCTATATCCAACTACGTTTGCTTGCGTTACTGGAAAGCATCTGTAGGCATGATTTTCTGAAGTAGCGTCCATCCAGTCTCTTTTAATAGACATAGGATTAATTTCAAATATGCAACCTGGAGCCTTTTCTACTAAGATGTTATACATTAGTCTGTATCCGCAACATACATTTCTGGAGTGTGGAACTTTTTATTGTAGTCAAGCATAGTAACAATAGAGTATTTTGTTCCTGAATGTACTGGCATTGCACGATGAGGATACATGAATGTTGAAGGGAATATAAATAGATCTCCAGCCTCTGGCTTTACAGTCAAACCTTGTAATCTAAAGTTTAGTTCTCCACCATCGTAATCATCATTTACATAAGCAACAAGAGACACTGTACAGTTGTATGAGAAGCCGTGATCGTGGTGCTCTTGGAAGTGCTGGCCTGGTCCATACTTAATAAAGTTAAACGCTTCCCAGTACTTTAGTTCATGAATGTTGTGGATCTTGCAATAGTCTTCAACTGCTGGTGCCTGTGCGTCGTATACATCTTGCCACAGTTCCTGAAGTTTTAAACTTGTGGGGCTTTTATCATACTCTATATCTGTTTTCTTAAACTTAAAATCATTACAATCTCTATAATCTGGCATTAACTGCTTGTAGCCCACATACGCAGGTAGCCAAGCATATCCTGTGGTATCTCCTACAGGCTTAAGATTAGACTCTAGTCTATTAATAACATCAATTTCTTTTTTGATTACACCCTTGTAGCAAAAGATTCCATTGCCAAGGTCTTGCTTATCTGTCCATGTTTGCATTATGTATTCCTTATCTATATTCTCTTCTTGACCAAACTTTGTTCTTATATACCCCGCCGTCTGGCTGTCTATAAGTTTTCATATTAGTAACCATTCTATCATAAATTGTAACCTGATCCAATATTTCTATTTCATGATCCCAGTTTTCTCTTTTAAAAGGAAGAAACTGCATGTATGGCGTTCCTGCTGGTATCAAGCCTTCCCAACCTTCGGCAACGAAAAATGGAAAAGTTCCTGGTATAGAAACTTTATCACTATCAATAATTCCAGAAGTATTTAGGAATGGCAAATCAAATCTATTCATAGGAGTCATAAACAAAGCACTATAGCCTTCTGGAAGAGAGACTTCCCAGTCTGGGTACCATGCAAAATGGTGTTGGTAAAACCCCTTTGGATGTTCAAACTGTGGCATTGGCGGTCTTTTTGTAACAAAGTCTTTATATTTTGGATCACTAATTTTGACATCAATTGTGCCCTGAGCATTTTTAAAAAACTCTAAGTCACATGGAGTTTTTAAAACATATCCAGTTATAAAAGCATCAAGTATCGCTGGACAGGCTTTCCAGGTAGGAATTCTTCCATAATCATCATCGGTTCCTTCTTTAGGAAAAGGACAAGTTCCTTTGGGTGCTTTATAGTATTCTCCATTTGGCATTTTTGCAAATCTGTCAGCATCTTTATACCATTCTGGAATTTCATTTTGAGTTGAAGTTGGTACAGATTTGCTGTCTTTGTTTAGCCATGCTCTGAATGATCTAAAGGTTGCTATATTGTATTTTTCATCACTCATTAGTGACTCAGTTCATTAATATCTGTCATAATGACTACACAATATTTTGTGCCTGACTTCATTGGAAGTGACGCATGCTCATAAATATAGTTTGAAGGAAATACGGCAATATCTCCTACTCTTGGCTTATATACCAAATTATCTAATCTTGGAAACTTTAAGTCTCCGCCTTCGTAGTCATCATTAATATAGATTACAGCAGAGACAGTGCAGTTATATGCTGGTCCATGGTCAGCATGAATATTAAAATGAGTTCCTTCTCCTTCATACTTAACAAAGTTGAATGCTTCATAATATACAACATTGATTCCCCAATATTGTGCATAATCATCTATACACATTTTTAACTTTTGATATATTTCTTCATGAAGATCAATTAGTTCTGCATTATGCTCATCTTTTGGCCCTAGATTTTCTTGCTTATATTTAAAATCTACACAATCTCTTGCTTTTTTAATTGGTGTTGTTGAGTTTGTTACTTGGGCTTCTGACCATTTGTATTTACCTCCATGAGATAAGTTGGATTCAAGAACTCCTATGTATCTGTTTGCGTCTTCTAAAGAAAACGTGTCATGATATACATGTAAGCCCAAACCGAGGTTTTCAACACTAACGGTCTGATTCATTTGTCTTGTTGGAATTCTATTTGATGCTGTCTCTGATCTATCTTTTGTAAACCAGTGGTTTGAGTTTTCATCATATGCGCTCATGGAAACTACCTTTCTTTGTTATAACCATTATAACATATACCTATAAAAATATGCCTAAAACATTGAGTGGTAACTCTTTTGCTTTAGACATATATTATTAAGATTTTTTATTTTATTCAACTAGAGTAAGGTTTGTTCCGTCCCAATTAAAGGTTTTTCCAACCTTATCAATTGGTTCAGTTTCAGTTTTTACTAATATTGTTTCTCCATCAAAGGCTGCGTCAATCATTTCTATGTTAGAAGAATCTTTTGCAGCCGTAATTGAAAATACAACTTTATTGTCAGATAAGAATACATATCTATTAATTCCATCTAAATATTCCTGATCTACCGCTATATTAAGGTTTTCTCCAACAAATGAATTTCCGTCCCATACTGCCCCTCTTGTTGCAGAGGTTTTGTGTAGCGATGCATTCATACCAATAACTGGAAGACCAGCATCAAATGCTGCATCTATAACACTTGTATCTGCTAGGGAATAAGGATCTATTTGATCTATTGCGTCCCAGGTGTTGTCACCATTTTTTGTTAATATAACGTACATAAAGTGTATCTCCTTTTATTATAGTATAGCATGTTCATTAGTAGAAGCAGTTTCCACAGCATGGTGCTGTTGATGGGCAGTTCCACCATGGTCTATAACATGCTGGTCCGCAACCGCCACCGCCACCTGTGAAGTGTGGGAAGAATGGGAAGAACGGTGGGAAGAACGGGAAGAATGGTGGGAAGAATGGGAAGAACGGGAAGAACGGTGGGAAGAACGGGAAGAACGGTGGGAAGAATGGGAAGAATGGGAAGAACGGTGGGAAGAACGGGAAGAATGGTGGGAAGAATGGGAAGAACGGGAAGAACGGTGGGAAGAACGGGAAGAACGGTGGGAAGAATGGGAAGAATGGTGGGAAGAACGGTGGGAAGAATGGGAAGAATGGTGGGAAGAATGGGAAGAATGGAGGGAAGAATGGGAAGAACGGTGGGAAGAACGGTGGGAAGAATGGGAAGAAAGGTGGGAAGAATGGGAAGAAAGGTGGGAAGAATGGGAAAAATGGCGGGAAGAATGGAGGGAAAAATGGCGGGAAGAATGGAAAGAATGGGAAGAATGGAGCAATAGTAGTTACGCTAGTAGATTCAGCAGATGTTCCAGATGTTCCGTTAGCGTTTATTGCACGAACAGTATAGGTCTGTGCAGTATTTGCTTCTTGGGTAACTTCTACAGATGTTGCTCCTGTTGAATTGGTCTTACCATCTGATGCTGCCCAAACATAAGAAGTAATTGCACTTCCTCCATTTGATGGGGCTGTCCAAGAAACTGTATCCTTGTCTACTCCTGCTGTTGCTGTTGGGGCAGATGGAGTTGCTGGAACTGTTGTTGCTGTTATGGCGTTTGTTGTTGTTGCAGTAGATGTTCCGTTGGCATTTGTAGCAGTTACGCTAAATGTATAAGTAGTTCCACCTGTAAGAGATTGTACTGTTAGTGGTGATGCTCCAGATACTGAAGAAGCATTGTATGAAGATACTGTTTTTCCTCCGTTTACAGAAGATGCTGTAATTGTTGCTGCGCCATTTCCAAAAGCCCGTCCTGTTCCAACATTTGCTGCTGAAGCAGTAGGTGCTTGTGGTACAGTTGTTGCTAATACTCCAGCAGAAGCAGCAGAGGATGCTGAAGTTCCTGCAGCGTTAGTCGCTGTTACTGTAAATGTTGGTGTTGCTGATGAGGAAATACCAGTTACAGTTAAAGGAGAAGATGCTCCAGTTGCTGTTTGTCCTGTGCTTGCTGTTACTGTAAAGGATGTTGCATTAGGGGAAAGGGCTGGTAAAGAAAAAGATACAGATACTGCAGCATCATTAAATGCTCTACCTGTTCCAAGGTCTGTTCCAACAACATTGATTGGTGCTAATGGCTCCAAAAAGTCATTTGACGCTTGGGACTTCTTACCTATTCTCTTACCTGATGCCATTTTTAATCTCCTAATTTCTTATTGAATTTTGTATTACGCTGTCAAGTCGCCAAAGACAACCCATGTATTTGCTGCTCTTTTAAGGAGAGTTGCAGATGACCAAGTTGTACGAAGTTTCAAGCCAGGTGTTGCATTAACTGTAACTGTTCCTGATACTGGGGCAATTGTTACTTGTCCCGCTCCAGTTTGGAGAATATCAATTGAAGTTCCAATTGGGAAGTTTAGTGTTGCATCTGTTGGAATTGTAAGGGTAATTGGTGATGCTGAACCCATTTCAATTAGGTCGTCTCTTTCAGTTAGTGATGAAAGTGTGTATGATGCTGTCTTTTGTGAAATTGGGGTTAAAGAATCTACCTTTAATCCAAGGTTAGTTGTTACTGTTGCTGCAAAGTTTTCGTCATCTCCAAGTGCTGCAGCAAGTTCATCAAGTGTGTTAAGGGCTGCTGGTGCTCCTGTTAATAGTGCATTAACTTGTGCTGTTGCATCTGCGATTGCTTCTGCCTTTGCAGTTGCGATTGCTTGTGACTGTGCAGTAGATACTGGCTTTGATGTATCTGCTGTATTATCAACATTTCCAAGGCCTAGAGTAGTCTTTGTTACTGCTGCTACATCTGCTGTTGTTGCAAGTAATGATGTGTCTGCAATACCGTGAACATTTGTTGTGTCATTATTGTGTGTTGTAACTGCAGCGTCTGCATATACCTTTGTAGCAAGTGCTGCTGTGTCAGCAATGCCGTGAACGCTTGTAGTATCAGAGTTGTGTGTACCAATCTCAGTTCCCACATATGTTGTTGTTGCTACTGTTGAGTCAATATCAAAAGCATTTGTTGCGGAGTTGTAATCAAGTCCAACACCAGCAAGGAGTGATTGATCTACTGCTGAGTTGCCAACTGCTGTATCAACATAATCTTGGGTTGCAAGAAGTGTAGTATTTGCAATTCCATGGACATTTAGTGTCTCATTATTGTGATCTGTTAAGTCTGAAAGGTAAGCAAGGTTTCCTGTGTTTGAAATTCCATGAACATTTAGTGTCTCACTATTATGATCTGTAATGTCTACAACATAGGCAAGGTTTGCTGTATTTGAAATTCCATGGATATTTTCTGTAAGTGCAGCATGTGTTGACACTGCTGTATCTGCATATGTTTTTGTAGCAAGGTCTGCGGTGTTTGTAATTCCATGAACACCTAATGTGTCATCTGAGTGTGTTGATACCGCTGTATCTGCATAATTTTTTGTTGCAAGATCTGCGGTGTTAGCAATACCGTGAACATTTTCTACATCGTTGTCATGTGTTTGAACTGCTGTGTCAGCATAAGTCTTTGTTGCGAGTGCTGCAGTGTCTGCGATTCCATGAACTTCTGTTGAATCTGATTGGTGTGTTGACACTGCTGAGTCAGCATAATTCTTTGTAGCAAGATCTGCTGTATTAGCAATACCATGAACATCTGATATATCTGAGTTATGTGTTGTTACTGCATTTCCAGCAAAAGTCTCTGCTGCTGTTTGTGCTGTAGAAACATTTGTTGTAGTTGCAAGTAGGGCAGTGTTTACAATTCCATGAACATTTGTTGTCCCATTGTGCTGGTTGATAGATCCTGCAATGCTGGCTGCAATATTAGTAAAGAATGCTGGGTCATCACCGATTGCTGCTGCCAATTCATTAAGGGTGTCTAGCGTTCCTGGAGCAGCATCTATAAGGTTGGAAATTGCTGCATTAAGTTCTGTTGCGTTAGTAAAATATGTTAATGCTGCCCATGCTGAGGAGCCATTACCCATTTTAAACTTACTTGTATCGGTTTCAAATCCGATCTCGCCTGCTGCTAATACTGGGTTTGCAGCCGTCCATTGTGCTGCAGTACCTCTGCGCTGTTGCATTCTTGTTGCCATTTATATCTCCTTATGGGGGCTGCCCATTAACTTATCTTATTATAACCCCTGTTTTAATTGAAGTTATCTACTACACTGCCGCCATCGAATACAACTGTCCAAACTGTTGAGTCTGGTCCACCTGCATCCAAACCTACACCCAATGGGCTGTTGAATGATCCACCTTCATAGAACTGAGATACTATGAAACCAGTTCCATCAATTGCGGTATCGTGAATGTGCTGTGGTAAATTATTTGTATCATCAATAGTTGCTTGGGTATACCAAGAACCATCGTAATAAAAATTAACTCTGTTTGTTAGAGTGTCTAACCACATTGTTCCATTAGTTGGTGAAGAAGGAGCAGTTGCGCCTACGGCCATTGAACGACTATCGACATACTCCTTGGTTGCTGCATGGGCATTAAGAGTTGGGGCTCCTACTGTTACTGCATCTCCGAATGTACCGCCGTTTGCTACGACTAACCCATTCTTGACCTTAAAGTCTTTATCGACTGTTGCCATTTACTGCTCCTTCTTCCAACTATTTTTATTTTTTATTACTTAAGAAGTGTACCCATAACAGTAACTGTTGAGTCATTGTTAGCGGTTGTTACCTGTAGTTGTACGTTTGCTCCTGAAATACCTGCTGAAACTGATGACGCTGAGCCATTTGTTCCAACAATTCCGTATTCAGTGATTGCAATGTTATCTGAAGAGTCAAGTGTCAAAAGGACCTTTGATATTTCAGTATGTGTTCCGTAGGCAACCTTTACAAGGTATTCTGCTGAACGGTAGTCAGCCTTTGCGAAGGCGTGTGCTACTTGAATTCCTGCTGTTGGTGCTGAAAGTGTTGCTGCAACCTGCTTAGCAACTGAGTTTAACTCAACTGCTGTAAAGTTTGGAACAACTGCTTCAAGAGCGTCTACTGCACGAACATCTGTGAAGTACTTGTTTGTTGTACCTTCTACAAGGTCATCAGTATCAGAATCTGCTACACCGTTTTCTGCGGTAATAGTAAGTCCTGAACCATTTCCTGTAATTGTGATATTAGTCTTTGTAGCACCAACCAAAAGGTCTGCTGCTGAAGTCTTGGCACGAGCATCTGTGAAGTAAAGGTTTGTAGAACCCTCTTCAATGTCATCTGTGTTAAGTTCATCAATTGCATCGCCAATTGTTCCACCTACAGCGTCAATTGCTCGCTGGTTTGTGAAGTAAAGGTTTGCTGAACCTTCTTCAATATCATCTGTGTCAAGTGCGTCTGCGTGATCAATTGCTGCTTGCTGTGCAAGACCAATTTCTGTGCCTGTCTTATATGCTGACCAAACTTCTGCTGAAGAAGATGATGCATCATTGATCAAGTCGTCTGCGTAGTCTTTTGCATCTTGTTCTGCTGTATCAGCGTATGACTGGTAAGCAGTTGTGATTAAGCCTTCACGAGTGTCTGTGTATGCCTTAGCATCGTCTTCTGCTGTGTTAGCATAACCCTGTGCTGCTGCATCAAGAGTTGAAATTTCTCCATCTACATAACCCTTTGTTGCTGCATGTAATGTAAGTGTTGGTGCACCTGGAAGAACCAAGTCTCCAGTCATTGTATCGCCAGACTTTGCTACTCTACCAGCAACGGCTGCTGCTGCATCTGTAGCATAGTTTGGATTATCTGCAATTGCTGCAGCCAATTCATTAAGTGTATCTAGAAGTTCTGGTGCTGAATCTACAAGATCTGCAACCTTGCCGTCTGTGTAAGAGTTAGCGTCTGCAATTGCTTGACCCTTAGCAGTTGCAATAGCAGAGTTACGGTTTGTAACTTCTGTGTTAATTGCTGAAGTAATTGCTGAGTTACGATCTGTAACTTCTGTTGCAATCTTTCCATCTGTGTAAGTGTTTGCATCCGCTTCTGCTGTATTAGCCTTTGAGGTAGCGTCTGCTGATGCTGTTGAAATTGCATCTGCTTCTGCTTGATCTGCATAGCCTTGTGTTGCAAGAACATCTGCACCCCACTTGACTGAAGAACCTGCTGCTGGAGTAAGAACGATATGAGAATCAGAATTGATTGTCATTGCTCCTGCGCCAGTGAAGTTAAGTGTATCTCCAATAGTCTTGTTTGTTAATGTTTGTGTGTTGGTTGTTCCAACTACCGCACCTGTTGCACCGTGTGCGACTGTAGCATTTTCGTGATCTGTAAGATCTGATGCTACTGCGTTTGCTGCTGTAGTTGCTGATCCTGCTGCATCATATGCAGCGTTAGTTGCATCAAGTGCTCTTTGGTTTGTGAAGTAAAGGTTTGAACCTTCTGCAAGATCTCCAGTGTCATGGTTTGAAATATCTGATACTTGACCAGTTACGTCACCAGTTAAATCTGCTGTAATTGTTCCTGCAGCAAAGTTACCATTAGCATCACGCTTTACAACTTTGTTTGCTTCGTTAGCAGATGTGGCTGTTCCGCCAATAAGATTAACTACGTAATCTTGATCTGCTTGCTTCTTTGTAAGAACGTCAAAACCGTTAACTGTCGCTGTTGTACCTTCAACGATTAAACCACTCTTAATTTTAAAATCTTTATTTACTGTTGCCATTTTTTATATCTCCTTAGTTATGCCTTAAGTCCAATTCGTGCAAAACGAACTGTGACTGGCTTGATCGCTGGGTCTGGAGTGACTGTTAAGGCCACGGTATTTCCAGTGCGAGAGACATTAATGGTGCCAATATTCCCATCATTGTCGATTGTTCCGTATTCGCTGACACTTACATTTGTACCGTCAACGAGAATTGTTAGTTCGGTTGCATAGAACTTATTGTCCCCTGCAGAGGTCTTTGATATTGAAACAATATACTTGACCATACGCCAAACTGTAGCGTCAAAGTTATCAACAACAGTTACGTTCTCAATACCAGTGATTGTATTTTCATTGTTACCAGCAGAACCCAAATCTGTTGCTTGGGCTGATGCGGTGTCAATTAAATCTTCATAATTTTCTTGAGTAGGTCTATCTCCTGTTTGAAATAGAGTCTTAACTGATGGAATTGATACTTTAGCCATATCGATATTATATCACCTGTTTAATAAGACTATTAGAGGATGTAGTTGCTATATCCAATAACCTGTAGTGGAATTGCTGGGGTATTGCCCAAACCAATAGCCACAATTTGAATGGCTGAAAACTTAACTCTAAAAGGAAGTATGTCTGTGATTACGGTGTTTCTTGTTATTTCTTCTACTTGAACTACAGGATAATCAATAGAAAAAATTTTTTTGGTTTTACCATTAAGTTCATCAAGTATTAATGCCGTGGCCATTAATCTGTTACATCTTCAAGGATAACCATGCTACCCTGGCAAACTGTCCAGACTCTTGTTGGGTCGCTAACCTGAATATCAAAGATGTCTCCTGTCTGCAAGACATTGGATTCTTCTGCTGTAAGCCAAACTGTAAACTCTCCAACAAGGTCATCTTCATCTGCAACTGGATGCAAAGCCATTATTGTAGTTGCATTATCAGTGATGACTCCTTTGTCTGATGCAAGGGTTGGTCTTTTAATCTTCATGGCAATGTCCCACTCAGATCCAACACCCTTTAAAATTAACGGGACCTTTGCATCATCTGTAACATAAACCTTAAACCCAGAAGTATCTCCACGAACTACAGTCCAGACAACAGTTGGAGGCGGATTGCCTACATTGTATAATGATTGAGATCCTCTTAAAGTTGCCATAATGTTATTATATCACGACAAACCGTCCTTGAGTGCACCCCAAGTACCGTTTCCTTTTGTTTGAACTATAATCATTCCACCAAGTGATTTAATTGCTTGAACTGCAACCACTCCAACATATCTTGCTGGGCCAGTTGATGGACGACCACTTACCAAGGCTCCGTTTTGATCTACATAAATTTTTGTTCCAGAAGTACCTAAATCTGTTGTGTTCATTTGTATAATTCCAGAAACAACAACAACTCCGTTTGTAGAAGGCAGTGTGTCCGATTGCATTAATCCAAGAATTGGGACATCTGGGTTATGAGTAGGACTTGATGGGTTGTATAATTCTACAGTTGGAATTGCTTTTCCTTCATAAGTCGTTACCCCCGAAATAAATACTGGCTTTCCTGTTAAAATAGAAATAGATGAACTTACATTTCTTACGGGAGATGAAACACTTGTCATTCCTAAAGATGGCAGTATATTATTTAAAGCATCAACCAGTACTTTAAAGTCTCCGTGTACATTAACAGGATCTGACGCAATAGGGTACGTCATAGTAGGATAATTAGATGCTGAGGATGTCTGTGGCATAATCTTTATTATACCACCCTCTAAAGTTGACTTTTGATAAATTTTTGTGTTATACTAGGTAGTAACACCTACCAAGGTGTTATTGTTTTCTAAGGAGGAAACTATGATTAAATTTATCGAAAGAAACAAAGAGATCATTAGCACACTCAGTATCGTAGCATTAGTAACTGTTTTGTCGAACGGAGCCAATGCTGATTC